CCACGAAGACAGACGCAAGACGTAAACACCTGAAACGACCGCCGTTATGCGCCGACCTAGCCGACGCCTACGCCGAGTCGATCGCCAGCGGCAGCGCCGTCGCGAATCTGCGAATCGTCGACTCGTGCAAACGCTATCTAGCCGAACGGAAAGCGCCGGCCGCGCACCAGGTGTGGTGGGATGAACCACGCGCCGAGGACGCCCGGGCGTTCGCACGCAAGTGTGGGCAGGGCGTGGAAGAGGACGCCGGGAAACCACTGGAGTGGATGCCGTGGCAGTGCATGGTGGCGATGGTGTTGCTCGCCAGGCGTCGAGTCATCGGGAAGGTCAAGACAGATACCCCCGCTACGAAGGCGCTGCTGCTCGTTGTGGCACGTGGCAACGGCAAGACGGAGTTCGCGGCGTCCATGATCATGGCGGCGATGCGCGACACCTCGACTAGCCTGGAGTTCTCATCGGTTGCGCCTGATGGACGCTTGGCGCAGAAGACATTCGAGCGCATGGCGACCATGTGCCGGACGTTGGCAATGGATGATGTGGACAAGGACGAGCAGGGATGGAAGGCTTCGGGCGGATCAACGCCGGCGCATCCAGGGCGCGTGCGTCACGGCGGCAACCGGTACATATCCCTGCCCTGCAGTGACAAGGCATTGGATGGATTGACTACGCGCCTGGTGGTAGCGGATGAAATTTCCCGCATGCCGAAAGCCGTCGGGCGTTTACTCACTGGGCTTGCCAAGTTCGCCACGTCGCAACTGTTGGCAATCACCACGCCCGACCCGGAGCAGAAGACCACCCCAATTTGGGGGTATTGGCAGGCTTGCGAGGCGGCAATCACTGACGGAACCCCCTATCCAGCAGGGTGGTGGCCCATGATTTACGGGCTTGATCCCGACGATCAGGCCTCCGATCCGACCGTTTGGGCGAAGGCGCACCCCGGTTTAGGCGTCATTGTTGACCCTACGCAGCTGCAATTAGCCGCGCAAACGATGCTAAACACGGGCGATCCCGTGCAGATTGCTGAGTTTGAGACGCAGTTGGCGTGCAGATACCACGAGATTGCCACGACCGACATCGATCTTGCGGTGCTGAATCGGCAAATGGTCGACTGCGATTGGGATCGCTTGCGCGGTGCGCCAGCGGTGATTGCGATTGACCTGAGCCGCGGTGGTTACGGAAGTCAACTTGACTTGACGGCGCTCACCATCATGGTCGTTGATGGTGGCATCATTCGCGCACGCAACGTGTGCTGGTGGGCCGGTACGGACATCGCGCTCGACGAAAGGCGCTGCAAGAACCCGCTCCAGGTGTGGATTGAGGCCGGACATCTGCGCCGTATGCCTGGTGAATGGCAGGATATGAGCATTGTCGAGGCTGAAATTGAGCACTTGATGACGCTTTACGACGTGCGAAAGATCGGCGTTGACCCACATCCAGCGCAAGCGCGAGACATAAGACGATGGCAAGATCGCGGCTGGCCCATTATCCCGGTCGATCAGAGCATCCGCACGGCCGCTCCAGCCTGGAAACTGTGGGGCGACTTACTGAAGTCCAAGCAACTTTGCTACCAAATCGATCCGGTACTCGCGTCGGGACTAAACAACGTGCGACTCATTCGCGACAACGTGGGCAACACGCGACCCGTGAAGGGACGCAGCGCCGGCAACATGGACGTCATCGTCTCCGGCAACATGGCCGCGCTCTTGATGGAGCATCACCAGGTGCGCGAGTCAACCGGACTGAGCACTAGCGCTTGCCCGATTGGTTAAGGTGGCAAGTCTGAAATAATCGCTTGACAACGCGAGGCGAAGTTGTTCCATGCTCTGAGTGAGCATCTTCGCACGATTCTTTGGTTTCAAAAGCGGCGTAGTTGTCTACGCACGTCCGGAACCACTGGCAACGCCAGCGCCACAGCATCTACCCGCTGTCGTTCGTGCCATGAATCTCATCAGCACGGACTTGGCGCGCCTCCCGTTCTCGATCATCGACTCGCAAGGCCAGGTGGTCGACTCGCCGATCACCCAATTGATGACCCGCGAAGCCTCGCGCTGGCAGTCGGGCTTTGAGTTTCGCCGCTATTTGACTACGTGCGCCCTTGATTCGGGCAACGGTTTGGCACTCATTCGCCGCGATTCGTCGGGCACAGTTGCCGAATTGCAACCACTTCCGAGCGGAACATCGACCGTCGAGCTCACAGAAGAGGGTGTGCAGTACCGGCTCGGCGGGAATCTCCTTAAGGCAGACCAGGTGCTACACCTCGGCTGCTATCCGGATCCGCTGTCACCGAGTTGGTATATGTCGCCGATGGACGCTTGCAAGTTCGCCATGGAACTGGCAGCAGACCAGGACGCGGCCCACAAGAGCCTGATCCGCACCGGTAGCACCGGCAAGGTTTCGATCTCTCACCCGGGCGCGATGTCCGATCAGACGGTTCAAGCCATCCGCGACGCCTGGCAGACCATGCACGCAACCGCGGAGGGTGCATCGCGCCCGCTGATCCTGCGCGAGGGCATGAAGGCTGAGCGCATCAGCGCTGAATCAACGACCACAAGTTTGGAGTCGCGCCGGTTCTCTATTCAAGAGATTGCACGCGCATTCGGCGTACCGCCCGAAATGCTTTACCAGCAGGGCGGCGGCGCGCTCTCCTCACAATCGGAAACTGCACGCGCCTACGTCGATGGCGCACTCGCCCAATGGGTAACCGCGTGGGAGTCGGAGATCACGCGCAAACTCTGCGGGCCCGGCGAACACGCAAGGCTGGATACCGACGTTCTGCTCCGCGGCAATATGCGCGATGCGGGTATGGCGTTGTCCAAACTTGTCCTCGCCGGGATCCTCTCACCGAACGACGGGCGCAAGCGAATGGGCCTCCCACCTATTCAGGGCGAACAGTTCGACATTCCAAGTGTGTCCATGCCAGGCGGAATGAGCGCCATGCAAGGCGACAACGCCACCGAGAACATCGATGGAGGTGAAGACATTGCTTGAAATCCGTACCGCCAAGATCAGTATGCAAGGCGACAAGATCGGTGGATACGCCAGCGTGTACGACGCTCCAAGCCATCCGCTGACCGTACGCGGCATCAACGGTGGCAAGCCATTCACTGAGAAGGTAGCCCGCGGCGCGTTTGACAACTCGCTCCGCTCCAACATCTCGCTGCTTGTCGGTCACGATTCGCGCGACCTCTTGGCAAATACCAAGAGTGGGCTACTCCAGCTCAACAGTGACGCGCACGGTCTTGCGTTCGAAGTAACGCTCCCCGACACGCAGCGAGCAAAAGACATTCGAGCACTGGTGGACGCCAACGTCCTCAGCGAGATGTCGTTTGGCTTCAACGTCATCGCCGACTCATGGAGCGGCAGCACACGCACACTCACCCAGGTGAGGCTATTGGAAGTCTCAATCGTAGAAAACGGCGCCTATCCGCAGACGAGCGCCGAAGCACGACATCTTTCCTCGGGCTTAGCCCGTCTTCGTCTGCGTCTAAGGATGCCGCTATGAAACTGTCCGAACTCTTTGAAAGCCGTAAGGCGCTCACCGCAGAGCGCGATTCCATTCTCGCACAAGATTCCCTGACCGTCGAGATTGAAGCCCGCGGCCATGAAGTCGCAAACGAACTCGCAACCGTTGAAGCCGAGATCCGTTCCGCGCAAATGCGCGAGCGTTTCGCATCTTCAAGCGCCGTCGAAATCATCGCCAAGCGCGATATGGAACTTGGACGCGAAGAGCGCGACACCAAGAAGTACCGCGATCAGTTCATCGGTTGGCTCAAGGGTGGCGCTGCACCTGAAGTGCGTGCACTCTCGACCGCAACCACTCCTGCAACCGCTGCTGGCACGATCATGGTTCCTGCCATTTACGAGACAGATATTCTCAAATATTTGGCGGCTAACAGCACGATGATTTCGCTATCTGACTACCGTTCAGGAGTCACTGGCTACCCATCGCTCCGCTACAACACGCAGACCAGCGCAAACTACGGTGCAACTGTTAGCACCAGTGGCACTGGTTCGTGGGTTGCGGAAGGTAGCAGCGCTGTCACCAACGACATGGCACTTGCTGAAGTGCTCTTGCCGCCACGGTTGTGCTCACCGACTACGCAAGTTTCGCAGACGCTGTTGCGCCAGGCGAACTTTGACGTTGAAGCCGAAGTCATGCTTGACCTTCAAGCCAAGATGAGTAAGAACATGGAGTTCGGATTTATCGGTGGTGTAGGTGGTACGGCAATGCCAACCG